CTATATCATATCCAGAGATTCCACTGAATCCGCGAACACAACTATTGAAAGAAGTAGTAGTCTTTGATTTATAGGTGATAATTTCATCACCAATTTGTAAAAGACCATACTCGTCAGGAAATCCTTTTGTGGAAGTTACCTGAATAGTATCTTGAGAAGATGTAATATCTCCTGTAAGCGATGTCTCACCTACAACAACCTCTGGAACGAGATTATCTACTCTGATATATCGATCAAGATTATCGACAAGATCTACGCTACCGCCCTGATGTTCTAAAGACAAATAGTATTGTCTAAAAAATTCTATGGCGTTTGGAAAATCAGCAACTAAAAACTCTGGAAGTTGGCTCTCAATAATTTTATTGAGTTGCACTCTCTTCTCAAATTGCGACATATTTTATTTCCTCTCTAGATCTCCGTTGGAATAACTTGAAGTATAATAGTCTCTTGTGAAAGACACGCCAGAAATATCTTCACCAGATGCAATAACATCTTTAACCATATTTATTGTACTACTTGAAACGCTAAAACTGAGGTAAAGATCTTTTAAACCAACCACATCATTGGATTCTGGGAAAGCTTGAATCTCAACAATATTATTTGGTTTTTCAGTTTCAACAATATTGATAGTATTAAGAATAACCTCCCCCTTTATGTAATCAACTACACCTGCTTCTTTGGCAACAACAGTTTTTATTCCATTAGCGCCAATCTTAACTATGGAAACAACTCCACTCTTAAGGTCTGCATTTGGTAAATCTGTGATATACACCGTTGAAGTATCACCGACAATTTTAAATCCTGTAGATTTAATATTCAGTCCATTTGGTTTTACATTAAATCTATTACCAAAGCAAATTTCGTATTGAGCAAACTGATTAACCAATACTTTCATATCTCTTCTAATTTTCACCTTAGTGATGTTAGAAGTAATGGCAGTATCAACGCGATCAATTAGTTGAAGAACCTTACTATACTTAAATCTTCCACCAAAACGATTCATATCAACATCTTTAGAGTATTTTGTAAGACTATCAATAATATTAGTCCTTAAACCATCAACAGTAGCAACCTGTGAGGAGTTATAATAGATATTAGATTCAATTTCAACATAAAGAACCTTAAGATCAATAATTTTTTGATTAATACCTGCAATTGAGTACTGCTTAATCTTATTCAGAATATTTCTCTTATCAAAATCAGAGACATATGTGCCATTCTTGGGTTTTATGCTGATTTGAACGGTACCAAACTGTGGTGGTACTAATTCTTCACCACCAACAACTGCAACAGACTCTGTATTTGGGTAAATCGAAGCAATAATTGCCTCATAATCTCTTGATGTAACCGCTCTATATTGCGCTGAGTACAGTCTTGGGGCGAAATACTTAATAGAAGACACATCTTCAATTCCGCCACCGTTCATCGCCTTCTGGATGGTTGTAACGGGTACTGATCCACTAGGAATTACTCTAATACCTGTCTGATCTTGGAGATTTGCTTGAAATTCAAAGACGGAAGGTCCATTTCCTGCTTCACCATCAGTAACAATGTAACTTACAGAGATAAGTTTGCCATTTTCCAACTTTTTACCAAAATATCCATCACCAAACAGTAATTCATACCTCTCATCTTGAACTTCCTGGAGCAAATAGATCTCTGAGTTCTTATCAATGTTTAAAATATTGTCAACTCTACTAAAATCTCTACCAGTGCCTGCTTCACCAACATTAGAAACGTTTACTCTAATGGTTGAAGCATCAATATTTGGATTATCAAGGATAAAACGCTGATCTATAGATGTATCAGTGACAAATTGACGTGTAAGAAGAGTTCCTTGAAAAAGTTCTATTGGTTTTTGTTCTGTTCCGAACTGTGCTACACCATTAATTACTGCTGCAGTGACTTTTTCGGGTAGTGAAAAGCGATATGAACTATTATCTTGCCCTCCAACACACACCAGACCTGCTTCAACGGTGATAAAACCGCTACTGGTAGTGGTAGGGACTGAAAAGGTTACGTTTGCCTTAGCGGCGCTTGCAGAGCGAGGCACGTAACCAATGTTTCGTGCTAGTGATACGACATTTTCGCGTACTGTTGCACCATCTAGGAATGATTCATTGACTACAAGGTTAGCATTGAACGCATTAATATACGTATTATATGCTAAGGTGTCAATTAATATCGAAAAATTAGATCCCTCAAAGTCAAAATCCGTAAAATTTGAATTAGAACGGAGATATGCTTTGATTTCTGATTTAATTTGATCGAAATCTAAGTTAGTAAACTGAGTAAAAGGCATTGTTTATCGTGTTGCCTCTAATATGAATGAGAATGACTGGGTTGGATAATCTAAACCTACAATATCAAAGAAAACATTTACATCAAAACTGTTATCATCAGGTTGTGGATTGACTTGAACCTTTAAGTTTTCAATTCTATCCTCATAAAACAAGATTGTTTCACGTATTTGATCCCTAATAACACGACTTGAGGCGACATCGACGAACTCAAAGAGACTTCTGCGAATATCAGACCCCAAGTCAGAGTTAAAAAAGCGTTCTGTAGGTATTGTTTCGACTAAATTGCGTATAGATCTAATGATTGCACGCTCATTAATGAGTACAGGAAGGTCTTTCGTCACAGGATGTGGATCAAATGCGAAACTAATATCCTTAAATGCTCTGGAAACCCTCTTGCTAGGCATTGAAATGGTTTATTTTTCTGAATTTATTTATATCCACTATTCAGAAATTTGACCATAGGTAGGTTCTATTTCATCATTATGAATTTTTTCATATAATTCACTCTGTTGCTTAGAATCGTGCTTTTTAGGCGTCATATCATCATTAGCAATTTCACGAAGCATCTTTTGATGCTGATGATTACCTAGATTGTCAAGAAAATCGTTCATTTTTTCACTTTGGTGGTAGTCAGTAATAAGTCTTGTGGTACCCCACATTTCTCTCATATATGTAGTATCTCTATCTACAGGTGAATTGCCCATATTGATCATCCTCACATCAATCTAATTTTAGGTATTTATTAAAAAAGAGGGGTCGTGCCCCTCAATGTATTAACCTCTGCCTTGTCCGCGATAGACTTTTTTAGCATTATTGCGAGACGACGCGGCATACTTCGTGTTTTTTCCGGATCCTTGACGAGTTTTCTTCGGCTTGGATTCAACGAATGTTTGCCCATAAAGACCAGACTTAGCGCGTGCCATAATTAACCTGTAGTAATTTTAGTATCAAGTTCCGAAGGATTCGGAGACCCAGTAGAGTAGAAGTCCTCTGCTAGGTCTGTAAGTTTATCAAAGTATTCAGTTTCGGTCAAGTCCTTATAAAGAACTTCACCCCTATGGAGAATTGTATAATACTCCTGTGTCATATCAGATTACGCGAGTCTTTTCGTGACCAACTCTGACGCGAGGATCACACCAAATCTCAAATCCTGCTTCCTTTGCGTCCAGACAGAATGATACATCCTCTCCACACATATCCTGTACTTCACCAGATTCAAAGACTTGCATCTTCGGGGCAAACCAAGGATACTTAATCTCTTCGTGCTCAAAGACTCCATTCTTGATCAGCAACCATCCAAATCCTGCATAGTCTACAGTGAATGGTTTCTTACGCTTGGCAATACTCTCAAGTGTTTCATGGTTCATAACACCACCATTATTACGGAAGTCATCTTCTTCCATCCAATGTGCAACTGAGGTGGTCTGACCGTCTTCGGTACAATACCAACCACTTGCAATATCTTGGTCCATCAATACTAACTGATAGAACTTCTCAGTGTTAAACACAATATCACTATCAATCCATAACTGATAATCATACTGTAACTTACCATCCCAAGGTTTCTGATCAGGTCCACGAAGAACATTAGCACCTAAACACTTGCAACGGGCGAAGTTCACCATTGAACTATAATCTTGGGAGATCTGAATCGATGCTCCGTTCTGTACTAGATCAAAACATAATTGTACAAAATTCTTCAGATACGTGTATGATACACCGCGACCTGGTAAACAGAATACAATGGTCTTTCCTTTAACCATCTCTCTTGCTTTTGTAAAATCCCATTCTGTCTCTACGGGTTTTTTTACAACGGGCGATTTTGCTTTTACTGTAAATCCTTTTGCCATAATTAGGTCAAATTAAAATGTGAATGCATTCAAATGTAATTATACTCCATTATAAGGAGCACGTCAATCTTTTAGTTCGGTTATCAGTATAGAATCTCCATCAACCTCCAAATTTAACTGTGTACCTTCATACCACCCAAATTCAGAGATAATCCACTCCGGTACTTGAACGACATATTCACCTGTTACGGGATCGACCTCTACAGTCGAAAAATTTTTGCCGGGATTTTTTTGCATAAGAGGTATTTCGTTTTCCATTTTTGTTTTATATAGAAAAGTGTAGAGTTCTATAAAGAGGTCGCGAAAGCAAGACTTTGTAGCCTAATGGTACCTTAGCGTTTTAGCCACACGCGCACGGCGCGGCGCACGCGGGGGGCGGGGGCACTGCCCGACACCCACCCACTGTGTGCCACTTAACTCACTGCCACAACCAACGGGCGATGCGCTCTCTGTTACGTAGGGGCATCAGGCGGGTGTACTCTACCCCTGAATGTAACTTAGGCAATCAACATACCGCAAGTAATAAGGTTGTAACGGTTGCAGATCTCATCATCGGCATCATAATCAGGTTCAGGTTCTGGGCGAAATGCTATTTCAACTGCCATACAATCGCA